TATTGTTGAAGGCGGTAACATTAGATCCATATTGATCTAAGTCAATACCAAACTGTTTAATACCGTATGCCCTAGTAGCATCATACACTGTAGCATCTAGTTGTGCTTGTGCAAATCCAAACTCTCTCTCAGCTTGATCTAAAGTCAACATCATAGATTGACCAGATTGCTGTCCACTCGCTAATATTGACCCTTGAGCTTGAATTGCTTTTGCTAAATTAGTTTGACTTTCAAACATTGTTTTGTTTACTTTTTCTCGTAACTCTGCTTGATTAGCCTCAGAAGCTCTGTTAGCCTCTATTTGATTTATATTTTTTTGTCTATAGTATGCAGATCTAGATGCTGCATCGGCCTGTAATTGTGCAGTAAATACTTCCCCTTTGCGTTGGTCATTATATGCTGATATTGTTATATCATTAATATATTTTTGCCTTGCCATCGCATTAGAACGGTTAACAGCATCGACTTGAGCTCGATGTGCTCTGTTCTGTTCAGCAATACCACTTACAGCCTTAGCTGCACCTAACCCTATACTAAAGGCTAAGGTTGTACACATGGTTTAATAAATGTTATAAGAGGGACATTGTTGTAGACATGATAGTTGACAAAAGTAAAACCTAAAAGTTTTAGTAGTTTTATATGGGATTCATTCCGCATATCTGCTTGATTAAATAAATAAGGATTGAGTAAACTGTTTACCCAGCGTTTAGCTTCCTTTACAAATGTATGTGGATATTCTGTACTAGCATCAGTACATAGCATCCATATAACATTTTGTGGGGTCACTCCTGCCACTCCAGCAGCCTTGCCGTTGGGAACCTTAAAATATACAGAATATGCTGAATTATAAAAAGATTCAATAATTGAAGCCTCTGCACATAAACCAGAAGTTTCTTCTGCTTCACGTCTATCTTCATAGCGTAAGTTCAGACCTACACTTAGAGCTAACTCTGGAGTGCAAGTCTGAATATACTTACCTTCGTACATGTCGTCTTGGGTTGTAAATGCCATCCCAGCTTGCTGAGATTAAAGCGGTAGAAAAGGGTTGTTTAAAATAAATTTGTAAAATATATTTATCGTTCTTACGTTGTACTGGTAATCGTAAAGAGCTACTTAATTTAGTAGGGTGTGTATTAAGTTGACTAGCATTAGCTGTCATGCTATTTCCAAATTGTATATAGTCATCTACATCTTTAATTACTTGACCATTAGCATCAACATATTCAAATGGTGATTTTAACATAAACTCTACAGGGCCACCTTGACCTAATTCAAAATTCATAGCAGATATACGTAAATCAGCATCTGTATCGTAAGCGTTTTGACCTAAGTTTACATAATATGTAGGTAATTCAATTTGACTTGAATAATTATAACCTACAGCAATTTTGGAATTTGAACTATGTAAAACTATATTATTAAAAGTAGCTGTATTACCCGATACTGAGTCAGCTTCTTTTACAACACCAGCAATAGACTCGCCACTAGAATCTGTACCTGATAGACCAACCATAAAAAAACCAAGTTCATTATTATTAGTACTAATTGTGTATGGTACAGTTACTACAGTTTTATCTGGATTTTCAGTACCAGATATACTACTTGGTAATACCATATAGTCTAAATGTGCTTCAAAAGACCTTGCAGTAGTAATTCCATCAGGAAGACTTTGATTAGTACCATCATCTATTGTGTAACTACGATTAGCTGTTGTATCAGTCATATACTCATATCTTGCTAATTTATAAACACCTTCATGATAAGCAACTGTAAAAAAGTTACTACTTGTATAAAACATATGCTGTAGATTACCAGTTATTAACCAAGTATACCACGCAGATTGTTCTCTTTTATTATCAGCATTATAGTATTTATAATGATATATATAGTTTACTGCAACATTATTAGTAGCAACTCTCTTAGCATAGCTAGTAATACCTAGAGCTTTTGAATTAGTTGATATATCCATATCTTTTGGCAACAATTCTGGCACTACTCTAGTCTGTTCTATGATTTGAGCAGGACTATCATCATCTACTACAACAGCTTCAAATGCTCTAGCAAAAGCCGAAACACTTGATGTAAACAATACCGATGTGCCAAGATCTAAAGGTTTTAAAGATGTATCAGATTCATAACTTGCTATTTTTTTTAATCTAACAGTTTTAGGACTAAATATATCAGATTCTGTAAATAGTAAAAACTGAGCATTATCACTAAACATCATTATACCTTTGTTTATAGGTAATGTATGTTTTATAAATGCTGGTTTTACATCTGATACACTTATATCTATTGGGTTATCATCACTACCTGCGATTGCTGAAACAATGAAAAGATTAAAATATGACCCTGGCTGACTCATTACTATCTGTTCATTAGCCACTAAACCTAATCTATTTCTGTGAAAAAATAAATTACTTATTTGTTTACCAACTATTGATGGAAAAGGATTTGATGTATTATCACCAACTTCTCTATCTTTCCAATAATTATCATTATTCTGAGCAGTAGCTGTTTGTTGATTTAATGCTGTAAAAGTAAATGAACTGCCATTATTATCATTTATTAAAGCATGTGGCATCGTGCTAGGATCTAAACCCTTTTTCATTGTTTCGCTTGCAGCCGTGCTATGAAAGTTATGAGGTCTTATAGTTTCTTCATAACTACCAGTACCACCAGTACCGTTGTCAGCAATAAATTTTACATAATAATTATCAGTCTCTGTATCAGTATCATTTGATACTTCAGCTATATAACCATGTTTATTCATAGCTGGTAATCTACTAATATCTTGTGCTTTTGTAGATATAACACTCATGTTTTCGTTTACAGCACCACCAAGAAAGTTTATCTTGTTTGCGTTTGCACCATGAAGATATAAACCACTACCTACAACTTCAGCAGTTACGCCAGCTATTCCAGTACTTGAATTATTAACAGAATCTGCTAATCCTTTTAAAATAGTTGACATAGATAAAACACCTTCGTCAGGATTCTTAGGAGTTTTAAAATACCCTATGCCAGTTACATCTCGATATGTTGTTACAGGTTCTACAGCTTCTACTGAAACACGATATTGTTGGGCAGTTCCAGCTGAAACACTACCTGTCCTTACTGTTATGTAAGCAGCTTCTGCAAAAGTCTTATTACCTCTAATTAGACCACCGTTTGAAAGTGTAATTGTAGCAGTGTAACGGTTATCATAGTCTTGAGTGTATCCTAAAAAGTCAGCACTTTGTCCAGTATTACCATTAAAATTTGCTGTGTTACTTGCAATGTAAGCAACACCATTTACTTGAATACTACCTTCAATATTTTCTGTTTTATTGTCACCATTAACAATAATATTACTAGAAGGTTGACCATCTATAGTTGTATTAAGTATAACATCATCACCACCAGAAAATGAAAATGGTGCAGAGGCAGCAAACCTTGTATCTGCTTCTGGATTTCCCCATGTTGAACCAGCAAGGTTAATGCTACCTCCTATAGGTGGCCCAATAAAGTCTACTCCTAGAGAAGTGACTCTATAATATGTATTAGGGGTAGGTGGATTTGATATTGCAGTATTATATAAAACATATTCAGTATTATAAGCAATAGTATCTAATCTTACAAATGCATAATCACCATTATTTAAAGCTGTGTCTGTATTAGCAGACCCTACAGTTACAGTTTTCTGTGGATTAGTAATAAGAGTATAGTCTTGAATTGTAGTGATTCCATATGGTTGTGTAGTACCACTTTGAGTTAGATAATTATAGCTAGATCCATTAGCAAGATTTACCTGCATTGAATTACCATTTGACAAGTCCCATACTTTAATAGGATTACTATTAGTAGGTGTTATTTGAACTAAATATTTTTGGTCTCCATCTCTTATTATTTCATACCAATAACCTGTAGAATTAGCACTTGATAAATTTGCTATATATTCTGCAGGAGGACGTTTTACAAGACCAAATGTTATATCTGGAACAGCATTATCACACGCCCTTAATTGTCCTGGAAATTTTATTTTATCTGGTTGTTGAGATACACCCCCAAGAAAGTTTGGGATACGTTGATTTACTGATGCCATTACATTCTTCTCAATACTTTAAATGGTTTATACACGGTGTTAGCATCGTGTTGATACTGATAATCATTAAATATATTGTGGTCTCCTTGTTTGCTTTCATATTCTAAAGCAGAAGCCCTCGCAAGTGCTTCATCTGATTCAAGTAATTTAGCAGATTGTGGATTGTTTACCATACGATTAGAGGCTATTCTAGTAGCTCTAACAGTAATATAATCTTTAAAAACTTGAGGTAGATCTTCAAAATCTATCATCCATATAATATCAAAATATAATTTACTACAATTTTCAAAAGTGAAAGTATGACCTTTTTTATCATATACTTTCATGATTCCATTATCAGTACGCCTAACTACATCATAATCTTTACCGTGTTGAAAGATATTGAGGTCTAATTGTAAGACATTATTTGGAATGATACACTGATTATTTGTATCAAGATTTATAGGGTACTCGTTCTCTGTGTTGTACGACCAGCCCTCAGCTTGTATCTCACGGCAGACTTGCCTTAGAGTCTTTTGTGCTATAACCACTTCGGGGCTTTGCACAGCTAATGTATTAACTGGGATCTCTCCAACGCTCATCAGGATTGAGTTGACAGCATCTAGTTCGGTAGACACTCCGTAAGATATTTGTGCCATAAAAAAAGGGGGGCGAGTGCCCCCGTATAAATGTAAATATTATGAGAAAGCTGCTGGCTTTGTGCTTGTTCCTGCGAACAATTCTACACAAGCTGCAGGGTTAACGTAATCCGCTCCCATAGCCATGCGTCCTAGGATGACATCGCCTTGGTAGACAACTGAAACGTCACCAGAAGTTACTTGAACCTGTGGCCCTATTGTTTCAACAACACCTGCTGCTTCTCTTTGGAAGATAAGTCCACATGTGTTTGCAAAGTTAGAGGCAGCACCGTAGTTCTGGCGTGGGCCATAGTTGTTACCTGTAACTGTTGTAGCTGTTTCGATTGACTCAGATACGAATGAACCTGTATTTCCAGGATCTACTGTGTCTAGGTCAGTTGCAGCTGAAGCACCACTTGAAGGTGCATACTTTGTACCATACTTAGAGAAGAATGGTGTGTTCATTGATTTGTAGATTGTGATACCTGCAATTTCAATGATGCCGTTACCAGACTGAAGAGCATCTCCTCTCTCATTACGGTTAATTAAAGCATTTGATTCAATACCTTTAATTAAATTGTAATATTGTCTTGGGTTAAGTACGGCAACCCGACCCTCATCACTAACACCTTTTTCGTCTAGAGCTGCTGCAGCATCATAGAAGGCTGTTATTAAGTGACCATCATCGAGAGCATCGTCAGCGTTAGAACCGCCACCGACTTGAATTTGTGTACCACCTGGCTCTACGAATCCACTGAGGGATACTGGAGAAGCCTGTCTAGCTCCTTTAGCAATAGCTCTGAAAATAAGTCTGTCATACTTTTGAGCAAGAGCATATCCAATCTTCTTGGAAATTTCTCCCCTCATTTCGTAATGAGCCAATGTTTCATCCAGCTCGTAAACAAATGCAGAACTGATGAGTAAATCATCAACTGTAATTGTCTTCTCTGCTATTGGAGGAGTTTTGTCAGAGTTTCCTAATATACTGTTTCCTGGGGTGTGGTATTCCGCAGTTGTACGTCCAGTATAGATGAACTGTAGACTCTTACCGTTGGTAAGTGTTCTCTTCATCACGAGATCTCTAGCTATTGTTTCTCTCTGGAAGCCAGTAAACATCTCCCCTGAGAACAATTTTAAGTAAAGGTCTCTGTTATTTGTAGCGTTTGTCGCTGTGTTAATCCTACCCAGAAAGGTTTGTGAAGCAGGATTATTTGTTGACTGTTGTGCCATTATTTTGTAAGGTTATATGTATCGTCTCTAGATCTAGAATTATAGGAATCTTAATTGTTTCAGCTAAGACTCAAACTGCTTGTGGTCTATCCCACCGTCATGACGGCATTAGGTGTCTCCGTAGAGGCTAATACCAAATGTAGAGGGAGGCATTGCACCTCCCATGTCGCTTAACGAACTACTTTATGTAAATGATAATTTGGTCGTTTCTCTGTCATATGCGTTTGAATGTGAGCTAATTCTAAAGCTCCCATTATAATAGCTAGACCGATTATACCAAACCAAATTGCTCTGTCATTCATTTGATAATTTTAGTGTAAGCAATGCCACGATATACGTAAGTTACTGTCATGGTAATCTCCATATACCAAAGCCCCGTTCCATGCTTTGGATTCATGCGTCCCTTGCGGGATGAACGGACGTGGATTGTTGTTATGCCAGTGTCTAGTAACACCAGCAATAATAAATAAATTTGTTGTCAGTGTTAAAACTGTGCAAAATTTTTTAAACAATTTACGTGCTGTGACGTTACGTTAATGGATTTGTACATTCACCAATAACTTTCTGTCCAAGATAAGCTATGATGTTACGTTTTGCCTGTGTATCAAGATGTGGGTCTTGCATCACAGTATATTTAGATAACATGAAATCGTCACATGTCATCTTCCAGTCATAAGGACTAGAATACTCCTGGGATGATCTGACCTGTTGAGGCGTAAGCACCAAGAGCAGCGAGAATACCAAGCATGGCAAGACGACCATTAAGCTCTTCTGCAACATGCCATCTATCGTTTTCATGGTTGTGGTTGTGGTGTGTCATATTTTTAGTGAGTGAGATTGTTTTCAGATTGAGCAGTTTGTACTTTTTGTACTACTTCCTCTATATCTTCATGTTGATGAGTTGTCTCAACTACATGTGGGTGTGCAAATACTGGACTTGCACACAAAAGTGTTAAAATAAGTAGCTTCATTTTTTTCTTCGTTTGTGGTTGTAGTTAATTCTACGTGAACTTGTTTTGGATTTTCTAAATCTTGTTTTTTCACCGCTAGACATCTCTTTAGTAGTCTTAGGTGTTTTGGAAGAGACTCTTCGAGATGGACGACAAGCGGGGTAGCCTTTACGCTTTTCGCCTTTCTGTCTGCCACATGGCTTACCAGTTTTTACGTCCACCCACTTCTCTTTAAACCATCGTCTTAGACTCATTTTCTCTTACCTCTAGTATATCCTTTTGCAGTTTTACGTTTACCACCAGACTTGACCTGTCCTTTACATACCTTAACAGCGTATGCGTTAGCGTATGCAGAGGGGTAAACTTTGAACTTTCTTTTAGCAGCCGCTTTTCCTCTGGGGCATAGTTTAGCCATTACTTTTTCTTGCCCCCGTGTTTACAGCCACACTTAGAACCTTTCTTGTGTGCCATTATACTTTACCTTTTTTATTTTTCTTGCTGTAGTATAACAGAAC